ACTGCGCAGAGCGTGACTGGCTTCGGTTGCCGGCCTGCCGTGATGGGATTGTTCCTATCCTCCGCCATCACGAATGACACTATAGCCAACCAAGCGATATCTACATTGGGCACGGCTTCAGGACTGGCAAATGTCTCCTACTGTGGGAGCGCGCAGAGCACAGTAGTTCCCACGGTTTCAAAAGGTTCCTGTTCCTCCACTAAGATTTCTCACGAAATGCTGGCCACCGCCAACGCCAGTTTTACCAGCTTCGATCCAGACGGCTGGACTATTACCTGGGACGCAGCTGGTACGGCATTTTTAACAGGATGGTTTGCGGGGGCCACGCTACTACGGGTGGATGAGGATTACTACAATCCGGCCGCACTCAATGAGTCTAAGCCAATCGTGACGGTGTGGTAAGTGGCTATTGCCCGGACCACTCATGGCGGCACCGTAAGCAGTGCAACCGCCAACACCACAGCGAACGTAACCGTGACCGCCGTTACCGGTGAAACCATCATCGTGGCGGTTGGAACGGTAAACACCACATCCAATGCGCCCACCGACAATGCCACTGGCAGCAGCAACAGCTATATCCAACTCGGGGCAATCGCAACCAACACCGAGCGCGTTACGTTCTGGGCCTGCCTATCTAGCAAGTCAAACGTCACCACTGTGACCTGCACCTTCACCAGTTCTCGCTATGGCATCGCCGTATCAACCTATACAGGAGCGGCCGGCTTCAATCAGGGCAACACCACGACCGCCACCGGCTCAGCTTCGCCAGCTACGGCCACTCTGCCGAATATCGTTAGCAACGGAGGCTGTGCGGTAGCGGGCATGGTCAACAAAGGAACGGCTACCTGGTCAGCCAACGCGGGCGGGAATCTGCGGGACAACGTAGCTGGTGCCGGCACAACTACTCCAGGCGCAGCCATCGTGGACAGCATAGCGCTCGCTGGCATTCAGACCTGCACCGCCAACGAAAGCGCCTCGAACGTGTGGGCGGCAACCATCATCGAGATGTATGCCAATCTGATTCAAGGCACCGACGACGACCCCCTTCCGGCCATGAAGCACACGCCATTCGATCCTGAAATCACTGTATGGCAATAAGTTATCTCCAAAGCGAGGCGGATGCACTGGTTCCAGTGCCCGCCTCTCCAGTTGTCAATGATGAAAGCGATAGTTGGTGGGGAGGAGCGCAAAGGTGTTTTGCTGCGGTCGCTATCGTTGCCACTCTCGCGATATGCGCAGCGAGCACAGCACAGTGCCAGAATCTACAGCAACAGAACGAAGAAGTTACCCAGGTGCCATCCTCGGGCGGCGGTTCTTGGTCGCAGTGGCCGCTCAGGTATCAAAGCGGTGCAATTCTTGTTCGATACCTCGAACGGGGCAGCGAAGATTTTGTTGGTCCCGCCTTTCAGCCAGATGAAGATTACTGGCAGAATCCAGTTCCACCACTTGCTTCCTCTATCTATCAAAAACTTCCGTATGTCCCCGACCCAGAAGAGGTGCCAGCCGGCCAACTCTACGGACAGGCGGATGAAGATTTTTGGCAAAACCCTGTTGCTCCTGTCCCACAGAGTCTCTACCAGCGCCTACCGTTGGGAGACCCAGAAGAAATTCCAGCCGGGAACCTTTACGGTCAACCGGATGAGGACTTCTGGCAAAACCCGGTTGCAGCAGTTGCGGCCTCACTTTATCAACGCTTACCGCTGGGCGATCCTGAAGAGTTGCCTGCTGGCCGTCTGTCTGGTCAGCCTGACGAAGATTTCTGGAGCAATCCAGCTGCTCCCGTTGCCGCAAGCCTTTATCAGCGGCTTCCATATCTCCCCGACCCAGAGGAGATTAGTGCCGGCAATCTACATGGACAGCCGGATGAGGATTTTTGGCAAAGCCCAACTTCGCCGGTCGCTGCGACCTTGTATCAGCGACTTCCCCTCGGAGACCCGGAAGAACTTCCTGCTGGGAATCTACGTGGAACCGCCGAAGAGGACTTTTGGCAAAATCCGGTTGCCCCTGTCCCGCTCAGCCTCTTTCAGCGATTGCCGCTGGGCGATCCGGAAGAACTTGCGGCTGGAGACTTCTTCGGACAGCCCGACGAAGATTATTGGGTTAACCCCGTTGCTCCGGTTGCGGGCGCACTCTACCAACGATTACCGCTCGGTGACCCCGAGGAAATACCAGCCGGAAATCTCCGTGGCCTACCGGAAGAAGAACTTTGGCAGAGTCCCATCTTCCCGCTGGCCGCAACAAACCGCTGGCCGCAACAATTTGCCTTCGATACCCAGGAACCGGCACTCCGCGCTCAGCTCGAGGAAGATTATTGGCAGAATGCAGTTCGCCCAGTTCCGGTCAGCCTCTATCAATGGCTTCCGCTCGGTGACCCAGAAGAAATCCCTGGCAATTTACTCGCCCAGCCGGAGCCTTCTACCGGCGTCATCTCGCGCGGTTCGCGTCGCCACATCGGAGCGGCACCGTATGAACTGCGACCGCTTTCTAATCCACCCATCGCGGTGCGTGCCACCCCGGAAGGTTTACAGGTGCGCGCCGTTGTCGGCACGGTTGAGTTCGCCTCTGGTGCAGGCGTGGCTAAACCCGCTAGCCTCAGCATTACAGCGACACTCCATAAGCCGCTTGTCATCGGGATATTGGATATTAGCGACGACGACTTGATCTTCCTATTAAGTGCACTTTAACGAGGGCCAATCGCATGAATAAAACATTCAAATTTGAAGTGAAAGAGATGGGCGAAGCAGGAAGTTTTGTCGGACTGGCTTCGGTGTACGGCAATGTCGATCTGGGAAACGATGTCGTAATGCCTGGAGCCTTCACCAAGACTATTCACGAAAAAGGTGAAGTGCCGATTCTTTGGCAGCACGATCCACGCGAACCAATCGGCATTGGCAGAATCTCTGACTCGCCCGATGGGTTAGTCATCAAGGCTGATCTTGCCCTTGAATCGCCGACCGCCGCCAAAGCCTATGCACTGCTGAAAAAAGGCGTGCTCAAAGGTTTGTCGATCGGCTATGACGCTGTGCGCGACGAAATCAAAGCAGGCGTCCGCCACTTGAAAGAAGTGGCTCTCTGGGAAGTGTCTCTCGTTACCTTCCCCATGAATCAGATGGCCAACGTTATCGCAGTGAAAGGCGAAATGGCCGACTTTGAGAAAAGACTTTCAGACTTAGAGGCACTGGTGGCATCGCACGCCGCGAAGTTTGCACCTGCGATGCAGCCCGCCGCCGAGCACGACAAGGACGCGCCGGAAATTCTCCACCCGTCTTTGGACCGAATCGCACAAATTCTAAGAGGAGAACTCTAGTGGAAACCAAAGATTTTGAAGTGAAGTTATCAGGCATCGAGAAGGACTTGAAAACCTTCCTCGAAAAGCACGCCGAAGAAGTGAGAGCCAACGGCACAGCTTCAACCGAAACCAAAACTGCTCTCGACAAACTGGGCAAAGATTTTGCAGAAACCAATGCCCGGTTTCTCGCCATTGAGCAAAAAATTACGGCACCCAAAGGCGGAGGCGGCGAAGAAGTGAAATCCATCGGTGACATGATGATCGAATCCGATGGCTTCAAAGCCATGCAGCAGGGAGCCAACCGTACTGGACAGATCAAGGTCGGTTCCATGCACAAAACCGCCATCGTCAACGCCACTGGCCAGAACCAACCACTGGTGCCCGATCAGCGCTTGCCCGGAATCCAGATGCCGGGATTGCGCCGGTTGACCATTCGTGACCTTCTGCCCAACCTGCGTACCACCAGCAATTTGGTTCAGTTCGTGCGCGAATTGCTATTCACCAATGCAGCGGCTTCGCAAACCGGAGGCTCCCCGAACTCTGGTGAAAACGTGGCCAAAGCAGAATCAGCCCTGACGTTTGAGATGGACAATTCGCCAGTTCAAACCATCGCGCACTGGATTCCCGCGTCAAAGCAAATCCTTGCCGATGCGCCCGGACTATCGGATTACATCAATACCCGTTTGCGCTATGGGCTGAAACTCGAAGAAGAGCGTCAGCTGTTGAGCGGTTCCGGTTCCGGGAACGACCTCAGTGGCTTAATCACCGAGGCCGCGACCTACGACACAACCCGAACCAATGTGACAACCGACACCTACATGGACGTTCTCAGCCACGCCATTACCCAGGTGGGAGCGTCTTTCTTTGAGGCGGACGGAATCGTGCTCAATCCGCAAGATTGGGAAAGCATCCGCCTGACCAAAGAAACCGGCTCGGGTATTT